ACAGACTTATCAAAAGTACTTTGACCATTGAAGTCAAAGGATACATCGTTGCTCCTGCACAACCAGGTATGCAAAGCCCATTTAGAAAATACTTGTCGGCGCCGTCTATCAAATTTGAATCTCGTGCTGTTTCAACGCAGATCAAAAATGATTTCAAAGATCCTGTTATGACATCTGACACAAGCAAATTCATTTTGCAGGATGTGACTGTGCAGGATATCAAAGGTGAACCTCAAAAACGTAGGGGCTCATTAGATGTTGAACTTCTAGTTTTCGATATAGATCCATTTTCAGGTAAAAAATCAACAAAATACGTTAGCACACCATCAAGAGGGCAAAGAACTGGCGAAACAGTGTATAAGCGGGCCTACATTGAAGACCTGGGTGATGATGTCATTTGAATTGGGCAGTCCAGATTCTCTCGAATAGATATAGTTACCGAATTTTAGTACCTATGCTAAGGGAGTGCACTCATGGCCGAACAGGTTTTCAGGTCGCCAGGATTTTTTGAACGAGAGATTGACCTCTCTCAACGCCAGCAGTCCCCAACTGGAACACCGGCGGGAATCATTTCACCTTCGCAAATGGGCCCAGCCTTTGTGCCTATTACCATTGCTTCGTTTGCTGATTTCAGGACGAAGTTCGGGACGCTTGACCCAAAAATGTTTGGCCCGTATGCAGTTAATGAATTTTTGAAGCACAGGAGTGCTTTGACTTTTGTCAGAACGCTCGGCGCGGGTGCCAATGATACGACAGCTGACATCGAGGCAACACGCGCGCGCGGCACTGTTAGAAATGCTGGTTTTAAAGTAGCGTCATCAGTCGTTCCAGCTGCTCAAGATTCCGGCGTTGGTCGCCATATGGGTGCCGTTCAATTCATTGTTGCACGCCATTTCTTGTCGGCCTCTGAATCGCTGGGTTTTCCGGTTTTCACTGATAACGACAGTTTCAATGCGTCTGGTCTTCATACGACTGGTGACACTGTCAATCTTGTTCGTGGCGTTGTCATGCTCGCATCTGGCACAAGAATGCTTGCTATGGATGGAGCTGGCTCTTGGGCTAATCCAGGAACAATTGGAGATTTTGCTTCCATTGGAACCAATGGCAATATGCTCAAAAAATTCAAGCTTGTCATTTCTTCATCAGCTGGTTCGGGGTTTGCGACCACTGACGGCTTCGCAGGTCTCAAGATTCTGACGGCTTCACTTGATCCATCCAGCGACGCTTACATCTCCAAGATCCTCAATACCGACCCTGAGAAGTTCTCGACCTACGAGCATCTCCTCTACGCCGACTTCGCTGTAGAGGATGAGCTTGCTACTGTTGACACAACTGCTTCAATTGGTGTTATTTCTGGATCTTCTAATACATCAGCGACTTCAGGCGATACGACGGTCTCTTTCAGGGATCTTTTCGGGCGTTTTGACACACGTTACTCTGCCCCAAGAACATCGTATTTCATCTCGCAGCCATTTGGTATCACAGAGTATGATCTGTTCTATGTTGAGGCGCTTTCTGACGGAGCATATGCCAATACGCAGTACAAGATTTCGATCAGCAACCTAAGGGCATCATCTGATACGTCAAATCCATACGGAACCTTCACACTTTTAGTTCGTCAGTTCAACGATTCAGACACTAAGCCTGTTATCCTTGAGCAGTTTCCTAACTGCACGTTGGATCCAAAATCTGATAGTTATGTGGCAAGAATTGTAGGCGATCTTAAAGTTACATTCAACTTTGACGGTGAGTCAGAAGATGAACGTCGTATGTTGCGGACGGGTCGCTATCCGAACAAATCTAACTACATCCGTGTTGTTATGCATCAGGATGTTGAGAAGCAGATTGTTCCTGTAAAAAGCCTTCCATTCGGTTTCCGCGGTGTAGAGGTGCTTAAAACGTCAGATACACTAACTGATACTGGAACGGCTCTGACGGCACAAGGTATCACGTTTGGATCTACAACAGCTCGGCGCCTTGGTGGACTTAATCTCACACCTACAGATGCGGCCGTTTCATTGACGGGTTCTATCGTCCCACCACTTCCTTTCAGGTTCAAAGTAACACGCGGTCAAGCCAAAAATGACGTCGATGACGGTTCAATGATGGCTGGATCACCAGGTGCAACCGAAATCGTTGATGGTCGGTTCTATTGGGGCGTTAAATTCGAAAGGCTACCTTTGACGGGTACTTTTTCAGAAGCAATTCTGAATCCAAATGCTGGTGATATTGTCAATCCGCTTGTTAGCGCTTACACGAAATTCCAGGGAATTAAGAAGCTTGATTCGTTAGTTACTGGTTCATCAGCCGACGCATTCAACAATAACAAGTTCACGCTTGCACGTGTCGCATTGTCTACAACAACGACACAATACAACGACACAGAGATTACAGGTTCTGCGTCAGAGCATGTTCGTGAAGCAGTTTACATTCGTAATGCGCGACCAGATTCTAGGGAATATAAAGTTAGTGATGGCGTTCTGTCCAACAGGATTACATTGGCAACTTTGCTTGCACAAACTTCTTCTGTAACCTTCAACAAGTTCAGCGATTATGCTAAGTTCTCGACCATTATGTACGGCGGTTTCGACGGCCTTAACATTTTGGATCGTGATGCCGCTCGGATGAATGACAAAGGAAGTTCTAGCGATACTGGCGGTGGCGCAGCATCATCATTCACATCTCCTGGACTACTTACAAATGTGGCTGGGGTTGGTAAAAATAACAACGCCGTTGCATCATATCGTGCGGCCACAAAAATCATTACTGATCCAATCCAGTCAAAAATCAACATTTTGGCAGTTCCAGGAATTCGCGATTCGCTAATCACGAATGATGTTGCTGACAAAACACGTGAATATGGGTTGGCACTTTACGTGATGGATTTGGCAGAATATGACGACAACATCAATCGTTTGTTTGATGACAGCACTGTCAAGCCTGACGTCAATAGGACTGCAGAACAGTTTGAAGGGCGCGCCGTTGACAACAACTACGTGGCTACATACTTCCCTAATGTCACGATTACAGACACAGTCAATAATCGTATTTTGGAAGTTCCTGCGTCTGTGGCTGTTATAGCTGCGTTGGCGATCAATGATAGGTTCGCCTACGCCTGGTTTGCGCCAGCAGGTTTCAATCGTGCAGCCCTTGACTTCGTCAAGAATGTCGATGTTCGACTTGACACATCAGACAAGAATAGATTGCAGGATGCAAGAATCAATCCAATCGCAACTTTCCCACGTCAGGGATTCGTTATTTTTGGTCAGAAAACTCTGCAAATGGCAAAATCTGCTCTTGACCGTGTCAATGTTAGGCGCCTCATGATTGAGGTCAAGCGCGCCATCAGCGAAGTCGCCGAAACGATTGTATTCGAGCAAAATACCCAAGAAACAAGGAATTCTTTCCTTTCTAGGGTCAAACCAATTTTGGCAACCATCCAGAGCAATTCTGGTATTGAGGAATTCAAGGTTGTTATGGACGAGACAAACAACACCGACGAGGACATTGAGACCAATAAACTCAATGGTCGCATTGTGGTTGTGCCAACTCGTGCTGCAGAATACATCGCAATCGACTTTATTATTACAAATTCCGGAGTTTCATTTGCGTGAGACAGGATACATAAGAGCATTTGGGAGCATCTGAATGGCTGAGTTAACATTCAAATCACCTGGCGTAAGCGCACGTGAGATTGATCTTTCTGGTCCGACGGGTGTGACACCAGTTGGCATCCCTGCTGGTGTTATTGGAACAGCAAATCTGGGTCCGGCCTTCGTTCCTGTTACATTTGGGTCTCTTCAGGACTTTGTTACAAAGTTTGGGGAGTCAGATGGTGAAAAACAGGGACCGCTTGCAGCTATTGAGTGGCTAAAATCTTCTAGGGCTTTGACCTACATGAGGGTTTTAGGCGCTGGTAAAGGCATGAAGCGGACTGAAACTGGTGATAATATCGGTAAAGTTGAAAATGCTGGTTTTGTTGTTGGTCAAACACTTCCACAAACCAATGGGCAAATTGGTCAAAACACATACGCGACTGTTGGAAATGTCCTTGGAAGAACACACTTCTTGGGATGCTTCATGTCTGAGTCGGCTGGTTCAACTGTTTTCAGCCAAGCCGGTATTCAAACATCAGGTGACAATATTGCTGCCCCAATCATCCGCGGAATTTTGTTTGCTGCGTCTGGTGTTGTTCCAATGTTGTCAACATCACTTGGCAATTCAGCAGCACCTGGATCTTCGACAGCTGCTACAGCAGCAGGTCCAAACGGAACTGTAACTGGTACTATCGACCTCAGCAGCGGTCGACAGGAATTCGTTATCCTCCTGAATGGACACAAGGGAACAGATCCTGCATATCCGAATGTCATCACGGCATCTTTTGATATGACATCAGTTTCATACTTTGGGAATGTCCTCAACACGGATCCACTGAAACTTGAACAGGCTGGACATCTTCTTTACACCAAATACGATGTGCATCCTACGCTGGCTGTCGTCACAGGTTCAGGACTACTCACCTCGACATCACTTGATTGGAAAGCAACTGGGTATGAAAACGCCGGCTTCATCACGACCGGGGCACTTGGACGCAACGCCGGGTCGACCACAGTGCCCAACTATGAATCGTACGAAGACAGGTTCAGCTCGGCTAAAGCGCCGTATGTGGTTTCACAGGATTTCGGCGGAACGAGGTATAACCTCTTCCAGGTGCATGCGCTCTCGGCAGGTGCATACGCTAACACACAGATCAAAATCTCTGTCCAGAACATCAGTCGTCCGTCAGTTTCTGATGAATATCCAACGTTCGATCTAGTTGTTAGATCATTCGATGATACCGACAGCACTCGTGCTGTCCTCGAACAGTTCCTTGGAATCAATCTCAATCCGAATTCAGACAGGTACATTGCACGTGTCATAGGCGACATGAATTCCTACTACGATTTTGATCGTGCGCAGGGATCACAGAAGCTTGTTATTGCTGGAAATCATGAGAACAAATCTAGCTACATTCGTGTTGCTATGCATGCCGATGTTGAGGCAGATCAGGTTCCTGTTCTTGCTCAACCAATGGGTTTCCGCGGCCCGTACCACCTGGTCACATCAGGTTCAGCCCACCTTACATCTCCAGCTTCTGGTTCTGGGTTGATTGTTGGTGAAGCGCTCAAGCGCGCTGTTGAGCCTCCTGTTCCATTCAGGCTCAACATTGCAAATGGTGTTGACCCACGTAAAACTGTCAATAGATCATTGTACTGGGGCGTTCAGTTTGAACATCAAACAAGCCTGACAGAGACCAATAAATCTGAGCAGCAGAACGAAACCATCGAGGCATTCACAAAATATCATCCTCGGTATCACACTAGCTGGCAGGAAGCTTGGGTTGGCGAAAACACTGGGGTTGCTACGAGTGGTGGTACTATCTTCGACGCTGATAGGTTTAACAACAACTTTTTCAGCTTAGAACGTATCCAGATTCGTACAGGATCCAATGGTCTTGCCGATCCAAAAGAATGGACTTCAGCATCGTACGTTCGTAATGGAAACATTAGCACGAATGATGCCAATAAAACACGCGCCCTGTTGGCTTCCGACTTCACGGATTCAACAGTTCGTGCGCTGGCTAAGTTCTCATTCTTTGTTCAGGGTGGGTATGACGGCGTCAACGTTTTCAACGAAGACACCGCCAAGCTGACAAACACTGCTATCAAGCGTGAAATGGATGACCAAGCCCAGTTCCAGGCATCTGGACCAACTGTCAAGGCTTATCAGAAAGCCTTGCAGATCATGGGTAAT